AGCTGTCGATATGGATTACTACAGGAGGCATGCCAATGATTCGCAGATGGACACCTGACACTGACGCGCCGAAGCCGGACAACGGCGTGGACTACCGCACCGTCAAGGCGTGGTTTCAGCAGTGCCGCGACCTTGCGGCAGCTATCGAAGTCCAAAAGCAAAAAATACAGCGCATCCGGGACGTGGCAGAAAAATGCACCCAGAGCCTGAGCGGGATGCCTGCGGGTGGTGGCAATGGGGACAAGGTGGGCTTCGCCGTAGAGCAGCTGGACACCGAACGCCGACAGCTTCAGAGGATGGAGACGGACCTGTGCAATTTGCGTGTTGAGGCCACCCGGCGGGCATACTGCCTGATGGCCGAGCCGGAATGCGCCGAAGCGATTTGCGAGCACTATGTCATAGGAAAATCTCACAAGGAAATCGCAAAAGAAGTCGGCGTGTGCGGGGCAGATGTGGTCTACCGGCGAATCAAACGCGGATGCATGGCTCTGGCCGAGATATGGGACGAGTTTTCTGACGTGCAAAGTGTACAACATGCACAAGAAAACACAGCATGATTTTGGCAGGTGTCAGCTCTTTTCAAGTCTGTAGGCTTAGATGTAAAATTCTAATAAGCGGTTCAGCGCTAAGCGGTAGCCGCTTGCCACGCAGCCTCCGAAACGGTTCCTTCCTTGTGACAGGTTTTCATGCTTTCCTGTTCTCCTTCACCGTTTTGCGGGCTGCTTCTATGCGAGGTTTGGGAAGCCACATAACGGGGCTGGCAGTTTTGTGGAACGGTTCGACTCCGTAACCTCGCACCGTATGGCGCATGGACTCATCCCCCACAAAGCTGCACGCTTAACCTCCCGTGCCACGAGAGAGCTTTGAATCCCCGAGGGTGTAAGTAGACTTCCCGACGGGATGTGCGTCAAACAACAGCCCTGGCGGAGAACCAGGGCTGTTTTATATGGCCGCCTGAGCGCAGTACGGAGCGCGTGTCAGCTGAGATATTGCTGGCTGGTTCGAGTCCAAGGGCGGTGTTTTATACTCCGGTAGCTCAAGTGGTAGAGCGGCGGTCTCCAAAACCGCATGTTGCAGGTTCGAGTCCTGCCGGGAGTGCTTGCATGATCTGACGAGAGCGGGGAGTGCAATAGCGGGGCATCCAGCCGCGAAAGTTCTGGGTGCAGCAGCACCCACCGTTTACGCCTGTCCGTCAAACTGAATGCACGGGTGCTGCTTATATGCCGTCATAGCTCAACTGGCAGAGCGCCTCCCATTTAAGGAGGGACAACGTTGGTGACACCACGGGAACATCACTGCACAGCCAACCACTGCGCACATCCATTCCGTGGGTGCTGGTTCGAATCCAGCTGGCGGCACATTCGATATTTTGACCGTTCGGATTTCCGGGCGGTTTTTATTTTGCACGGGAGGAGAAGAACATGATTCAGAAAGAGCTGCTGAAATTACCGGTCGAAGATCTTGTTCCGTATGAGAACAACCCGCGCGTCATTTCCCCGGAAGCTGTGAACGCCTGCGCGGAAAGTATGCGGCAGTGTACCGCGCTTGACCCCATTGAGGTGGACGAGAACAACGTCATCCTCAGCGGACACACCCGCCGTCTTGCTCTGATGCAGCTCCATGTGAACACTGCTGATGTGGTACGTTACACCGGCCTGACCGAAGAACAGAAGCAGAAATACCGTATCCTCGCAAACAAGACCGGTGAAATGTCTGGGTGGGATTTCGGAAAACTTGAACAGGAACTGGCAGAAGTGGACTTTGGCGACTTTGACTTTGATTTCGACCTTCCTGCTGGTGACAGCAAAGAAACGCAGGTTACTGAGGATGAGGTTCCAGAAGCTGACGAAGCCGCACCTCCAAAGGCAAAGCTGGGTGATATCTGGAAGTGCGGCAGGCATCGCGTTATGTGCGGGGACAGCACTAATGCAGAAAGTGTCAAAACCCTTATAGGGGGGGCGCAGGCTGATATGTTGCTTACAGATCCACCGTATAACGTGAACTATGGAGCAGTGCGAGATGTAAGCGAGGCAGTAAAAAGGCACAAAAGAACGGATGGCCTGCTCATACAGAATGACAACATGGGCGATGAGGAATTTAGAAAGTTCTTGACCAGCGCTTTCAGAAACGCTGATGCTGTAATGAGGCCAGGCGCTGTTTTCTACATTTGGCACGCAGATGGGGAAGGATACAACTTCCGAGGTGCATGTAGAGACGTTGGATGGACTGTAAGGCAATGTTTGATTTGGAACAAAAACACGTTATGCATTGGTCGGCAGGATTACCAGTGGAAGCACGAGCCTTGCTTATATGGATGGAAAGACGGCGCAGGACATCTATGGACAAGCGACAGAAAACAGACAACCGTTCTTGATTTTGACAGACCGGTTAAGAGTGAGCTGCACCCAACGATGAAACCGGTTGCGCTTTTTGACTATCAAATCAAAAACAACACAGAAAGCGGGAATATTGTCCTTGACCTGTTTGGTGGAAGCGGAACAACGTTGATCGCCTGCGAGCAGAACGGAAGAACAGCTTATCTCATGGAGTATGATCCGAAGTACGTTGATGTCATTGTGAAGCGATGGGAAGACCTCACGGGAGAAAAGGCCGTTCTTGTAAAAGAGGTGAGCTAAGATTGGCCGAAAAGGTAAATTCGAGCAGTGGTTAGAACCGGAAGGGCTAACGCTGCTTCGCGGTTGGGCGAGGGATGGCCTCAAAGACAAGCAGATTGCCGAAAATATAGGCTGCTCAGTATCGACTCTCTGCGAATGGAAAAACAAATTTCCAGAATTTTCGGAAGCTTTAAAAAAAGGCCGAGAAGTTGCGGACTATATTGTTGAGAATGAGCTGTTCGAGAGCTGCAAGACCCGCACCGTGACCGTAAAAAAGCCCATCAAACTGAAAAAGGTCATGGTGGATGGAAAAAAGCGGCTTGAAGAAGAACGCATCGAGTATGCAGAGGAACAGGTCGTCGTTCCAGCCAACGTGACGGCTCAGATATTCTGGTTGAAAAACCGGCGGCCTGAAAAGTGGGCAGGTGTGCCGGAAGAAACGAGGGCAGAGGAGCATGACGACGATGGCCTGCTTGAGGCACTGAACGCCGCAGCAGACCTCAGCCCGCCGGATGACGTGGAGATGCTGCCAGAGGAAGAGGACGACAATGCGGAAAAGTAACGGTTTTCGCTGGAAAGCCCTCAGCCAGCGGCAAAAGCAGGTTTTGAGCTGGTGGACACCGCAGAGCGCATACAGCGGCTATAACGGCATCATTGCCGATGGCGCTATCCGTTCGGGCAAGACCTTTGCCATGAGCTTTTCGTTTGTCCAGTGGGCCATGACCTGCTACAGCGGCCAGCAGTTCGCCATGTGCGGCAAGACCATTGCCAGCTTCAGGCGCAACGTGCTGGGGACGCTCAAGCAGCAGCTTGCAGCCCGTGGCTACAACGTCAAGGAGCATCGGGCCGAAAACTGCATGACCGTCAGCAAGGGCGGCAAAGTTAATGAGTTTTACTTTTTTGGCGGCAAGGACGAGAGCAGCCAGGACCTGATCCAGGGCATCACACTGGCTGGGGCGTTCTTTGACGAGGTGGCCCTGATGCCGCAGAGCTTCGTCAATCAGGCCACGGCCCGCTGCTCCGTCACCGGGTCGAAGTTTTGGTTCAACTGCAACCCAGGCAGCCCGCAGCACTGGTTCTATTTGGAGTGGGTGCGGAAATGCCGTTCCCGCAAGATGATGTATCTCCATTTTACGATGGACGACAACCTGTCGCTTTCTGAGGACATCAAGTCCAGATACCGCAGCCAGTACAGCGGCGTTTTCTACCAACGCTACATTCTGGGCCTGTGGACGGTGGCCGAGGGCCTTGTATATGACATGTTCGACCGCAAGAAGCACGTTGTAGATGTGCTGCCGGCGCTGTCTCCGAAAAGCGCCTATGTGGCGTGTGACTTCGGCACCCAGAACGCAACGGTGTTCCTGCTGCTCCAAAAACAGGCCGATGCAGACTGCTGGATCGTCACCCGGGAGTATTACTACAGCGGGCGAGAACAGAAGCGGCAAAAGACCGTGGGCGAGTACGTCGCAGACCTCAAGACGTGGCTGAACGGACTCAAGCCGGAGAGGATCATCGTAGACCCCTCGGCCCTGCCCCTGATCACAGAGCTGCGCAAGAACGGCTTTACCCAGACTCCGGCAAACAACGACGTCCTGAGCGGCATTCTGGACGTGCAGACCATGCTGCAGACCGGGCGGCTGAAGATCTACAAAGACTGCAAGCACACGCTGGAAGAGTTCGGCGTATACGCTTGGGATCCAGATAAAGACGACACCGTGCTGAAGGTCAACGACCACTGTATGGACGCCATCCGATATTTTGTGCGCACGAAGCGCCTTGTGAAACTGAGGGATTGATTTTGAGCACTGTATACACATTCCAGACCTTTCAGCAGGCGCAGGCCGCCGGGAAACAGCCTGATTTTGTCCGGCGGTTCGTGCAGCAGCACTGCGCTTCCGGCCCTTACAGGATGGCGCTGGACGCCGACCTGTACGACGCCCAGAAAAACCCGGGCGCGGAACGCTTTGCACAGGCTTACGCTTTGATGCTGAAACGCCTGTCCAAAAACACTAAGCAGGACACCCCACACCCCGATATGGTCAAGAGCAATCTTTTCCGGCGGCTCAACAAACAGCGGGCGACCTACTCCCTCGGCAACGGCGTGGTCTTTGCGGACGATGGCGTGGACAAGGGCAAGCTTGGGCAAAACTTTGATGAGCAGATCCAGAAGGCCGGATACTTTGCCCTGATCCACGGCGAGAGCTTTGGATTCTGGAACAACGACCATCTGGTGGTGTTCAAGCTGACCGAGTTTGCGCCCCTGTATGATGAGACAACCGGCTCTATGCGGGCCGGGGTGCGGTTCTGGCGGCTGAATCCTGACACAGATATGCACTATGTCCTGTACGAAGAGGACGGCTACACCGAGTACACGGAAAGCAAAATCGGCAATGTGATGCAGGAGACAACGCCGAAGCAGGCATACAAGAGCGTGACCGTCACCACACCCGGCGGCGGGCTGGAAAGCGTGGAGGGCGAAAACTACAGCGCTCTTCCCATTGTGCCGCTGTGGGGCTCCGACCTGCACCAGAGCACGCTTGTGGGCCTGAAAGCCTACATTGACAACACCGATCTGGTGATGTCCGGCTTCTGCAATGACCTGCAGGACTTTTCGCAGATCTACTGGCTGTGCGAGAACTTCAACGGCATGACCGATGACGAGCTGCAGGAGTTCCTCGTCAAGCTGAATCTGTACCACATTGCAGGCGCAGACACCAGCGAGGGCGGCAAGATCACCCCCTACACCACCGAGATCCCTGTGACGGCCCGGCAGGCGCTGCTGGAACTGCTCCACACCCGGGTGTATGAGGACTTCGGCGGTCTGGATGTGCATTGTGTCAGCGCGGACAGCACCAACGACCATCTGGATGCAGCCTATGAGCCGCTGAACCAAAACGCGGACGACTTCGAGGCGCAGGTCAAGCCGTTCATCCGGCAGATCTGCGCACTGGCTGGCTTTGACAACGCTATGCCGGCATTCAACCGCAGCAAGATCACCAACACGGCTGAACAGGTCGCAACGGTGATTTCTGAGGCGCCGATCATCGGTCAGGACGTGGCCATCGACCTGCTGCCCAACCTAACTCCGGAACAAAAGGAGCAGGCCAAGGCGGCGCTGATGGCCGAGAGCGCAACACGGGAGACCGTGGACGAGAAAGAAGGGGCAAAAAATGAGACATGACCCAGATAGAATGGCCGATGCAATCCTTTTTGTTGCTGACATTGCGATTGTTGCCGGGCTGTTTCTGGCTGTTGCGCAGGCGATTGGCTTATGACCGACCGTGACCGCATTTCGACCCGCCAGCTGAACCGCCTGCGCCGCCGCATTCTCCGGGTGTACGGCACTGCCCGCCGGGAGATGCAGGAGCAGCTGACCGAGTTTCTGGAAAAGTACAAAGCACTGGACGAGCGCAAGCGGGCGCAGCTGGATGCAGGCGAGATCACCGAAGAGGATTACCGCATCTGGCTGCAGAATCAGGTCTTTCAATCTGATTTGATGCGGGCCAAGCTGGACGGCATCACGCAGACCTGCACCACAGCCCAAGAGACGGCCTACAAGCTTGCCCGAGATGAACAATACAACATCTTTTCTTTTGGCGCAAACTGGGCTTTCTACGAGCTGGAACAGGCCGCAGGCGTGACGTTCGGGCTGACCCTGTACAACACCGAGGCGGTGCGGCTGCTTTTGCAGGAGCGCCCCCGGCTTGTGCCCAACAAGCGCATCAAGAGCGAGAGCAACCGCACCTATGACGCCCGGGTGTTCAACCGATACGTCATGCAGGGCATCGTGCAGGGCAAGAGTGTCCACGACATCGCCGTGCAGGCCGTAAACGGTATGGCTGATACAGAGATCCACTGGGCCATGAACAACGCCATCACGGCGCTCACAGGCGCTCAGAACGCCGGGACGCTGCAGCAGATGCGCAACGCCCAGGCTTTGGGCATCGAGGTCAAAAAGCGGTGGAACTCCACCCACGACTACCGTACCCGTGATACCCACCGCCTGCTGGATCAGCAGACCGCAGAGCTTGACGAGCCGTTTAAGGTCATGGGCTACGAGATACAGCACCCCGGTGACCCAAACGCGGCCCCGGAGATGGTTTACCACTGCCGCTGTGTGCTGTCCTCTGCACTGGGCAAGTATCCTCGGCAGAACGCTATGCAGCGGGACAACGTGACAAAAGAGGTCGCGCCTGTCATGGATTACACCGAGTGGTACAAAGCCAAGGGCGGCAAAGAGAAAGAACAGATGTGGTGGGCGGAAGAGCGAAAGCGCAGAAAGGAGAGTTCCAAAAATGAGTAAACGAGGCTCTGGTAGTTCTACAAGGGCAAGCAGCGAGAAGACTACGCTTGATGAATTTCTCGCAAAACGTGGCTTAAGTTCGCCCATCAGCGATTACATGGACGATAAGATGCGCATTCCTCACGGCCTGACACGCCGCCAAACGGAAAAAATGCAAAGGGAAGCCCACGAGGCCGCTGCACAGTATTCCGCAAGGCGAGAGTCTGCTATTGCAGAATACAAAGCGGGCGTTGCGTCTGGCACAATCAGAGAAAAGAGCCGTGTTGAAGTTTTGATGGGCAAAGCGAAAGGGCATCCTGACAATCCTTCCACACAGGCAGCACGCCGTGCGCTGGAAAAACGTGGTTACAACTGGAAAACAGGAAAAAAGCTCAAGAAAAAGTAAGGTTTGGAGGGATGAGCCGTGATTCTGCCGATGGAAAACACCGAGAGGATGATATTTCCCGGTGTGGGTAAGTACGGCATCCCTGCTATCAAGCCGGAAAAGGACATCCGCATTGACAAGCTGGAATGGATCCCGGTCAATTATGCGCTGACAGCCAAAGACAAGGCCACAAAAGGCGTGCATTTTTACAAGGACGATTACCAGTTTGAACGGTTCTGGAACAACCCCGACAAATACATTTCCCTTTTGCAGCAGTTCGGCGCGGTATGTTCGCCGGATTTTTCGCTTTACAGCGATATGCCGCTTGCGGTGCAGCTTTTCATGCACTACAAAAAGCACTGGCTGGCGGCATACTGGCAGGCGCACGGCATCCACGTCATTCCAACGCTCTGCTGGTGCGGCGAGCAAAGTTATGACTGGTGTTTTGACGGAGAGCCCAGAAACGCCATCGTGAGCATTTCGAGCCACGGCACACAGTCCGACCCATACGAAGCGGAATGCTTTGCCAAGCACTGCCGCAAGGCTCTGGAAGTGCTGCAACCAAGCGGTATTTTGTGGTACGGCAAATGCCCGGCGGAATTTGACTGGAACGTGACCAAAATTAAACCATTTCAATACGAGAGGAGGCGCTACCGTGAGTAAACGAGGTTCGGGAAGCTCCGAGAGAGCAGGCAACGGAGGGATGGCTGCTTTTAACGCGGCGTCGCTGCCGATTAAGGGCAGCGAAAAACAGGTTGCTTGGGCGCAAGATATTATTCAGAGCTCTTTTGATACGATTGATGCAAATATCAAGCGCATGGAAGAGCAGAACAAAAAAGAGATTGCAGATTTCAAGCAAAGGCATCCAAGCAGCAAAATGACGGCTGAGCTCAAAAGCAGAATTACTGCGGACAATAACGCTTGGATTGCGGCTGCAAAAGAATACCGGAGCGCCAGCGCTCAAAACTTTTCCCAAATGAACGAAATCCCGGCAAAACAGGTCATTGACAGCAGATATAACTTCTCCGGCGAGATGATTTTAAGAAGCATCAATTACAACGCAGAACAAAAAAAGCGTAAGAAATAACCATGAAATTTAACTACGACATAAAATTCAACGACAACACCCCGCAACTGCATGAGGCACTGGATTCGTGGGCGGAGCGGGTGCTTACCATCTGGGGCATGAAGGTGCAGGACTACGCCCAGCTGCTTGTACCCACCGGCACGGCAGACAGCACCGGCATTGAGGGCTATGTAGGCGGTGCGCTCAAGCAGAGCCTGACCTACGCCGTAGACCTTGCAAAAAAGACCGTGACCATCGGGTCGAATCTCTTTTACAGCGTCTACGTTGAGCTTGGCACAGGCATCTTTGCTGAGAAGGGCAACGGACGCAAAACGCCGTGGGTCTGGAAGGACTTCAACGGCAAATGGCACTTTACCCGGGGCATGGCCCCACGTCCGTTTCTCCGCCCGGCGGTGGAGAATCACATTGACGAGCTGCGAGAGATCGCGGTGGAAGAAGGGAACAAGGAGGCGTAATTTATGAATTTGGAGAAAATGTTCAAAACACCAAAAGAAAAGTTCCTGCCCGATGATGTGAAAACTGCGCACTGCGAGGCAGAAGACCTTTTCCTTGAGCTTGCAACGCAGCTTGACGCACTTCCTGAAAGCCGAGAAAAAAGTCTGTGCATGACAAAATTACAGGAAGCGAAGTTTTGGGCGGTCGAATGTATCACCAAAGTTGCACGCAAAAACTAAATACTCAGCGGTTGGCGCACAGCGTCAGCCGCTTTTTTATGCCGTTTTAGCTCAATGGCAGAGCTGCTGATTTGTAACCAGAGGACGCGGGTTCGATTCCTGCAAGCGGCACCACACCGGCAGCACGTCCGGCAACCGCCTACAAAACGTAGGCAATTTACAATCCGATGGCGAGCACGCCAGCCCGAGCATGGGCAGAAAGGACTATCACATGGCACTCAAGAGAGCTGACATCCGCACGATTCTGGAGAACGCCGAAACCTCCAACGATGACAAGGCGAAAGCCATTCTGGACGCCCTGCACAAGGAGACAGACGAACTTAAAGACCAGCTGGATGCAGAGAAAACAGCCCGCACACAGGCCGAGAAGGATCGCGATGCAGCCAACAGCGGCAAGGAAGCCGCCGAAAAGGCGCTGACCGACTACAAGGCCCAGCAGACCCAGAAAGACACCCACGCAGCCAAGGAAGCCAAGTTCCGGGAGCTGCTGAAGACCGCCGGGGTGCTGGACAAGTACGCAGACCGCGTTGTTCGGCTGTCCGGCGAGGACATCGACAAGCTGGAGCTGGACGAAAAAGGCAACGTCAAGGACGCCAAGAAGCACGCCGACAGCCTGAAAGCTGATTGGAGCGACTTCGTAGGCACTACGACCACCACCGGCGCAAAGGTGGACACCCCGCCCACCAACACCGGCTCCAAAATGACCAAGGACCAAATTTTTGCAATCAAGGACGCCGGCGAACGCCAGGCCGCGATTGCTGCAAATGCCGACCTTTTCACGGGCGGCGGAAAGGACTAACACATGGCAGCAAAAGAAAATATCACCATGACAACCGATATCACCGTAGCCGCGCGTGAAATCGACTTTGTGACCCGTTTCCAGCGCAACTGGGACCATCTGCGCACCATTCTGGGCATCATGCGCCCCATCCGGATGCAGCCTGGCACCGTGCTCAAGAGCAAGTATGCACAGGGCACCCTGCAGAGCGGCACCGTGGGCGAGGGCGAAGAGATCCCGTTCAGCAAGTACACCGTCAAGGAGAAGGAGTACGGCAAGATCGCCATCGACAAGTACGGCAAGTCTGTCACCCTTGAGGCGATCCAGAATTACGGCTACGATGTCGCCGTGCAGAAGACCGATGATGAGTTCCTGTACGACCTGACCGCTCTGGTAACGGATAAGTTCTACAAATTCCTGAACACCGGCACCCTGAAGGGCACTCCCAAGACCTTCCAGATGGCGCTGGCACATGCCAAGGGCGCGGTCGAGAACAAGTTCAAGACCATGCATCGCACCGTGACCGGCGTTGTTGGCTTTGTCAACGTGATGGACGTGTACGACTATCTGGGCAATGCCAATATCACCGTGCAGAACCAGTTCGGCTTCCAGTACATCAAGGACTTCATGGGCTACAACACCATTTTCCTGCTTTCCGACAGTGAGATCGCGAAGGGAAAGGTTATTGCCACCCCGGTAGACAACATCGTCATGTACTATGTGGATCCTGCGGATAGCGAGTTTGCCCGCGCAGGTCTGGTCTACCGGACCGCAGGCGAGGCAAGCAACCTCATCGGCTTCCACACTCAGGCAAACTACAGCACCGCAACCTCCGAGAGCTACGCCATTATGGGAGTGACCCTGTTTGCTGAGTATCTGGACGGTATCGCTGTCGAGACCATTACCCCGGGTGAATCGGTCTAACCTGCAAGGGGGTGACTTTGCATGACCGTCCCTGAGCTGTGCGCATTGACGCACAATTTCTTTGACCGGGCAGACGACCCCGTTGCCGGGGAGTTTGTCTTTGAGCCGGATACCGTTCCCGCCGGGGTAGTGCCGGGGCAGTATTTCCTCGTGTGCGGATCCATCTTCAACGATGGCGTACACAAGGCAGGGGACGGTGATTTGGTGGCGGAGACCTTTAACGGCACGGTGCAGCCCATGCGGGTGCCGCCTGCCTTTGTAGCGCTGGCTGAAAAAATCGACGCATACGACAAGGCACTGCCGTCCGGCGGCGTGTATGTGTCCCAGTCCTTCGGCGGCTGGTCCGGCACGATGGCTACAGGCGCGGACGGTCTTCCCGCAGACGGCAAGACTAAATTCCGGGCCGAGATCAACCAGTGGAGGAAGATGTGACATGGTCAATCCGTTCACTGCATCCACCGTGATGCAGAGCTTCACCAAAAAATACCGTTTTCAGACCCGCAGCTATGAGCCGGACGGCGTTGGCGGCTTTGTGTCCGGCTGGACGGACGGCCCGGAATTTGAGGCCGTAGAGCGCCACGATACCACCGTGGAGGCTCAGGTTGCAGAGCAGGCTAACACGGCGTCCACCTATACACTGCTGGTCAACACCGGTGTGCCGCTGGCCTTCCCGGACTACATCAAGCGGGTGAGCGACGGGCAGACCTTTCAGGTAACGAGTGCAGCCGATGAGGGCAACGCCCCGCCGGAATCCGGCATGGGCCTGCGGGCCGTCAAGTGCAAAAAGGCGGTGCTGCCGTAATGGGACCGTCTGAGAGCATCAACCGGGCGCTGAACACGTTTTTTAACGACTTTGGCATCCCGGGCTATCTGGAAGATAACATTCCTCCTGCCGCTTCACTGCCCTATCTGACCTATAAGCCCACCATCCCCGGCGGGTGGAACGAAACGACATCCTTCCATGCCCGGCTTTGGTACCCGAGTGCCAAAGGCCGGACCCCTATTTTACAGACCGAAGACAAGATAAGCGCAGCCCTTGCAGATGGCTTGACCGTCGAATGCGAGGGCGGCGCTATTCTTTTGCGCAAAGGCAGCCCGTGGGCGCAGCCGCTCGACAACCCGCCCGAGGGCTATCTGTGCGAATACCTCAATTTTGAGCTTACACGGCTTATCCCGTGAGAAAGGATTATTTATGCCTGAAACTCTGGCGAAAAAGTTCGCGGTCAATGTGCTGACCCCGGATGCGTTCAAGAGCATCCCGAAAGGCTCCGGCAATCTGCTTTCCACATTTGACCTTTCCGCCCCCAAAATCGACAGCACCAATGTCGTATGCGCCACGCAGGGCGGCGTGACCATCTCCTACAGCAACAGCATGGAGGATACGCTGGCTGACATCGACAACGCACCCACCAACACCAAGCAGGGCAATGAGATCACCGGAACCACCGCCACCATCGCCTTTACCACTCCCAACGCAAGCCCCGACGTGCTCAAGCTGGCCATCGGCACGGCTGACATCGACACGGACGACCCCACCCATGTGGTCCCCCGCATCGAGGCTGCCCTGAAGGACTACAGGGAGCTGTACTGGGTTGGCCCTATGATCGGCGGCGGCTTTCTGGTTTGCAAAATTTTCAACGCCCTTTCTTCCGGCGGCCTGAGCCTCAAGACGGCGCACCGTGGCGGCGGCTCCATGCAGATCACCCTCACCGGCTACTCTGACCTGGAAAACCCCACTCAAGCCCCCATGGAATTTTACTCGATCGTCAAGGCCCCGACCGGGGACTAAGGAGGACATATGCGCAATATCATCGATCTCGACGGCACCGAATATCTCAAGCGCACCTATGAGTGCGCGCAGGCTTATAAAAAGTACGTGGCAGACTCCGGCGTGATGGACATTCTGGGCCGCGAGCCGGAACTGACCGGCACGGAGACGGACGCAGAGCGGCTGGAAAAGCGCCGGGCGCAGGCTAACAAAAACGCCGTGGACATGACCAAGCTGCTTTACACGGACAAGGCAGACCTCACCCTCGGCATCCTGCCCCTGTTCGTGGTGCTGGACAAGGACGAGGAGCAGCCGCCTACCCGGGTGCTGGCCTCTGCCATGAGCCGGGCGCTCCGGGATGTGGATTTCATGGATTTTTTTCAGTCCTTGATGTGATCGGCGCGGACGGCTACCGGCGGCTGGTATCCACCATCCGGCTGGATATGCTCCGGCTGCTGGGCAAGCCGTACATCATGGAGCATATCCGCGCCGAGGTGCGCAGGCATCAGGAGGCACAGCTTTTCCGGGACTATGTGGCCGACGCCATCGGGCAGTATCTCGGCATCCAGCCCCTTTACTCCGGGCTTGCATCCAAGCATTTCCCCCTGCTGCACACCAAAGAAGACACCCGCACGGCGGAGCAGATCACCGCCGACAATGCAAAAGCTCTGGCGGAGCTGTGCGGAGGAGGTGATAGAACCTGAAACTTTTTGAATTGAGCGCAACTCTTGGGCTGGACGATAGCGCTTACCGGCAGGGCGTGGAGGAGGCAAAGGCACAGACCAAGGCCGCAGTCTCCACCATGATGACGGATTACAACAGGCTGTATAGTGAAGTCATCCACCTTACGGCAGCCTACCAGAAATCCAGAAAAGAGACCGGGGCGACATCCGAGGAGACCAAGGCTTTTGCCCAGAAGCTGAAGGAGGCGCGGGCCCAGCTTAGTGCCACAGCGCAAGGGCTGAGGACGGCAGAAGAGTATATGAACAGCTTTGGAGAGTCTGCCTCCGGGTCTGGCCAGTCTCTTACCGGAGCCATCACCAAAGCCAACCTGCTTACCGGCGTCATCTCCAAAGTAAGCTCCATGGCTCTGTCTGCGGGCAAAGATTTTATCCAGACCGGCATCAAGTACAACGCTCAGCTGGAAAGCTACACCACCGGCTTTACCAACATGCTAGGAAGCGCTGAGGCCGCCCAACAGGCGATAGCAGCCATCCAGGAGGATGCTGCGCGGACGCCCCTTAACGTGGCGAGCCTGACACAGGCCAATCAGCTGCTCATCAGCGCCGGTGAAAACGCGAACTACTCCCGCAAGGTCATCATGGCGCTGGGCGACGCTGTATACGCCGCCGGCGGCGGCAATGCAGAGCTGTCCCGGATGGCGGCCAACCTGCAGCAGATCGCCAACGTGGGCAAGGCGTCCGCTATCGACATCAAGCAGTTTGCCTATGCGGGCATCAATATCTATCAGGTTTTGGCCGACTACACCGGGAAAACGGTGCAGGAAGTCCAGAGCATGACGGTCAGCTATGACCTGCTGTCGCAGGCCCTTATCGCGGCCAGCGAAGAGGGCGGGCGATACTACAACGCCATGGACACCCAAAGCCAGACCATGAATGGCCGGGTATCCACGTTGAAAGATAACGTGAGCCAGCTGGCGGGTCTTATGACAGGTGACTTGAGCAGCGGAATCGGCGTGGTCATCGGCAATCTGAACAATATGGTGGTGGCTGCGCAGGACGCTTACAAAAAGGATGGGTGGAAAGGCCTCGGCGAAGCGATTCTCGGCCTGGACAACCCGATCAGCGCCATCATCAGCAGTTTTGGCAGGCTGGGTTCGGCGGTTGTAAGCGCTCTGGATAGAGCCAGTTACGCCCTGAACAAGGCCCGTGGCAAAACCGCCTACGCTGATTATGACAGCTACGAAGACTACCGCGCATCGACGGACCAGCAGAACTCCCGCGACCGCCGCAGGCAGGCAGCGCTAAATGGAGTTGGCATCAGCAACAAGAGCTGGTCTGAGCGACAAGCTGAGCTTGCTGCTGCCGCTGGCTCCGGTGGCAGCTCCATCGTCACCACTGGCGGCAGCGGCGGCTCTGCAAGTGGAAAGTCTGGTTCAAGGTCCACCACCGAAACGGTCATTTCGTCCATCTCCAGAACGGCTACGACTACCGCTCAGAATGCCCTCGGCACCGTGACCACCAGCATCCAGACTCTGAGCGAAAAGGTCAAGGACAGCGCGGGCAGCATCAAAGACCGCATCACCGAGACCACCACCGAGACCGGCAAGGAGATGGTCAACGGCATCGAGACAACCTATAAACAGGTGGAGACCAAGGTCAACGGCGTGGTGACCAAAACCACAAAGACGTACGACGATATGTCGAAAACGCTGGCGGCCACCCTGACCCGCACCACCAGCAAGGTAGAGGGCGGCGTGACCACAGCAATCCAGGAGGTCACCAAAAAATACGCCGACAACACCGAACATATCGAAAAGACCGAGACCATCACCGAAGAAAACATCGTCGATGGAGTGGCCCGGACCACCAAGACCATCAACACCTATATCGACGGCGTGCTCCAGAACACCAAGGTCGACACCGAAGAGGCCGAAAAAAGCATCCAGGCTGCGCTTTCCCGCACCGAAAAGTATATCTCCGAGATCCAGGGGCAGTCTGACAAAGGCATTTTCGGGCTGGTGAAGTCTCTCTTTACTGACATCAAAAACAAAGACGGCAAGGCCATCGCCGGGGATGTGGTAAAGGTCATTTTCGGGCAGGTGACGCAAGAGCAGCGCAACACCATCCTGAAATGGGCAGACGATGCAATGACTGCCATCAATGAGCACTACGCGCAGGGCGGCATTCAGGGGGCGCTGCAGAGCATTGCAGGCCTCTTCAGCAACGGCATCACCCCGGCAGTCAACGGCTCCACAAAAGAGGTGCAGAGCTTTGCAGCCGCCATGAAGGGCCTTTCCGGCACCGGAGGCTCTGGCGGCATCGTCAGCAGCATCCTCAAACTGTTCGGCGGCGGTACAAAGGCTGCGGCGGCTGCCGGTGAAGCCGGGGCCGGGCAGGCCATTGCGTCCGCAGCGGGCGGAGCGGCCTCCTTCTTCCCGGAGTGCCTTGCTGTGCTGGCTGTCATCGCGAATGGCGTTGTAGGCTTCAAAATGGGCCAGAACGCCCGCACCCGCGAGGATTCTGGCGAAGAGCGCTCTCTGGGAAGCAAGCTCCTCTCCGGCGCGCTTCTGGCGGCCACCGGCCCTGTCGGCTGGATCAGCTACTTCTTCGGCAAAAAGTTTGGCAAAAAGTCCTCGTCTTCGTCTGCTGCGGCAGAAAGCGCCCCGTCTGGCGCCATGAGCTATCTGGACATTCAAGATGCCTACTGGTACGGCAACGAGCGGGCTTTTGCGGGCTACGACTACCGCAGCGACCCCTTTACCTACAACCCCAACAACAATTCCGTCCCCAAATATCAGGCAGAGATACAGGCTCAACTTGCAAAGCTGAGCACCGTAGTGGAGCAGTATCTGCCCGACGTGGCAAATCAGCAGATCGTGCTGGACGACGGTACCATTGTAGGCGCTCTCGCCCCCGGCATGAACGACCAGCTGGGCCATATCCAGATGCTTGCAGAAAGGGGTAACTGAGATGTACGAGATTTTTGCGTATCCCTACGGTGACCCCGAAAACAAGATGACTGTCTATCAGCCGGGCAACCGGCAGGCTGTGGTGCTGTCGCCCAAGCTTACCCGCGAGGTGAGCAAGGGCGGCAGCCTTACTTTTACCATGCTGCGCACCCACCCCTGCTACGAATCCATGCAGAAGATGTCCACCGCTGTGGCGGTGCATCAGGACGGCAAGGAGATATGGCGGGGCCGGGTGCTCAGCCACGAAGCCGACTGGCTCAACCGCCGGGTCATCTACTGCGAGGGAGCTCTCAGCTATTTCAACGACAGCTGCATTACCCCCTTCAACTACGAGGGCAAGCTGAGAGATTTTTTAGAATACCTCATCAAAGCCCACAACTCCCAGATCTCCGGCGGCAATGGCTACGAGGAGCAGACCAGCTACGACAAGATGAAAAAGTTTGAGCTGGGAAGGGTGACTGCCGCCCTCGGCGACCTTGTGGTGAGCTACGGCGACCGCAACCAGTACGGCGTGGGCGAGGACTACGGCAGCACATGGGACATCATCAGCAAAATGGTGCTCAAGACCTACGGCGGCTACGCTTACTGCACCTATAACTCCACCACCGGCATGAACGTGCTCAACTACTGCGACCAGGCATACGAGGCTGACCGGCAGACCGCCCAGAACATCGAATATGGCGTGAATCTGCTGGATTTCACCGAAAAGACCGACACCAACGACCTTTTCACTCGTATCTGGCCGATGGGCAACAAGCACACTGTCGAAGAGACCAAGACCCAATGGAAGTACAAATTCCTCTGGTTTAAGTGGGGCTCGACTACTGTGACGACCGGCACCCACGAAGAGCGCTACGGCATCAACGGCACGAGCCAGAGCGCCGTGGACAAGTACCTCCCGAAGAAGGGCTACAGCTGGAATCGGGAGTACGGATGGATCCAGAACGACGAGGCCGTGAAAAAGTTTGGTGTGGTCTCCAAGATCAGGGAGTTTGACACGGACAGCAGCGACGCCACCTTTGCCGCCGCGGTGCAGGACCTGGAAAAAAACGACCTCATGACCATGAGCTATGAGGTCAAGGCCGTTGACCTTGTGGATGCGGGCTATGATACCGAGCGGCTGACCTTTGCCAGCTTTGCCCATATCATCAGCAAGCCCCACAGCATCGACGTGATCATGCTCTGCACCAAGCTGGTGGAGCCGCTCGACCACCCGGAGAAGAAGGAGTACACCTTTGGCATGACCCGGCGCACCCTCACCGACCGGGCCGTGGCAAATCTGGGCGTGACCAACGAGCTCTCAGAAAAGACAGCATCCACCAGCCGGTACGCAGGTACAACGCAGATAGACACCACGCAGGCGGGCAAGACGGCCAGCGACTTTATCGACTATGCGCCCTCCACAGGCATGACAGTGGGCCACGCCAGCATCACGGCCAACATCCATTTCGGGACGGACGGCCTGACCTTCTCTGGGGTAAAAAACGGCACCGAGCTGCAAAGCTGGTCGGGCTCCTCCTTTGCGGCCCAGACCACGAGCACAGACCTCTCCGGCTATGCGGCGGTGCTGCTCACCTACGACGGAGATGCCGCTGCGTGGGCTGCCGCCGGGGGCAAGGGCCGGGCCTTTGCGGTGCTGCCGGTGAACGGCAAGACCTACTCCATCCTCTTCCCCGGCGCTCTGGCCCAGCGGCGGGACGTCAAGGCGTCCAAAAGCGGCGTGACCTTTGGCAGCGGATACCGACAGACGGCGGCAGGCGCATGGGTGCAGGATGATACGGCCTGCCGCCCGGAGGCGCTGCAAGGCTTTATGTAAAGGAGCGTGATTTTTATGGGCAAGCTCATGGGGGCAAAAATCGGCTCTCTGCACACCTTGGACGACCTCGGCCTTTACCTGCTGGTGGGCAGCCCGCTCATCTCCGGGGCAGAGCCGGACAAAAAGCTTGTGCAAGTGCCGGGCGGCGATTTCCTGCTCGACCTCACCCGGGCTGTTGACGGCAAAGTGCACTACCTCCAGCGCACAATCCGGCTTGACCTCAAATGTAAGGCTCCGCCGGATGAGCGCCGCAAGGTGCAGAGCATCCTCGAAAACGCCTTGCAGGGGCAGTGGCTGCGCTGCGTACTGGACGAGGACCCGGCCAACTTTTGGCTGGGCCTGTGGACAGTGTCGCCCCAAAGCAGAGACCGGCATACCGGCACATTTTCCATCACTGGCACGTGCAATCCCTACAAGTACAATGCCACCGCCTACGCGGGTGCAGACTGGCTGTGGGACGATTTTTATTTTGATGAGGACGTCATCTATGACGAGCCTACGGAGGTAAAGAGCCTTTGAACAAAACTTTCGAAGAAAACATCAACGATGTCCGCACGGCAAAGCGAGGCGTCGAGGTGCGGGAGGCTATGGCTGAGAGCCTTGAGTATGTGGAGGGCTTTGCCTCCACCGCTACCCAAAAGGCAGAGGAGGCCGCAGCCAGCGCCAAAACTGCCGCCGAGGCCAAGGAAGCCGCCGCTGCCTCTGCCCGGACCGCAGAACAGCAGGCGGGCATTGCCACGCAGCGGGCCGAGACTGCCACGCAGCAGGCCGAGGCCGCCGAAAGCTCCAAAGCTGCCGCCGAAGCGTCCGCCAAGAGGGCAGAGCAGTTTGCCAAGGAGACTGAGGGCCGCGTCACAACCGACCCCACCCTCACCATCTCGGGCGCACCCGCAGACGCCAAAGCCACCGGCGACCGCATCAACGCTATCAAAATCGAGACCGACAAGACCCTCACCATCTCCGGCGCGGCAGCGGACGCTGCGGCTACCGGCGTGCGCATCAAACTGTTGGAGATGGTGCATGGCACAGACGTAAACGGCATCAGCTTTGTTTCGGCCTTTGACACGCTCGACGGCGTAGAGCTGACAGGTGTGTGGAACAAGCCGAAGAGCCGGGTGGAGTTTTGAGAGAAAGGAGGATCAGACTATGCAGATCAAAGACTTAGCCGTCGGCGACGGATACGTCTACCTGATGGAGGGCAGCACAAAGGTAAAGTTTTACGCGCTGTGCCACAACTACGAGTCGAGCCTGAACGGCAAGGGAAGGACGATGTTTTGCCGGGAGAGTCCGGCGACGAGTGGAATGCGAACAGCATCAACACAACGCACGAATACTTCTTATTGGCCTGCGAGTTTGGAGCATTCATATTATGCAAATGTATATTCGACCAAATTCACAACTACGGTGAAAAACTGGATCGGGAGTACAAAAATCCATATTAACTCATTACATAATCCTTTAAACAACAGCAGTCCTTCATATTATATGGATGTGAGCAGTGCTGGCTTTAGCTTTTTTGCAATCTCGTCAGTGGAATTGGGGGTATCGAATCGTGGGACTTATGTGTATTCGGACGGTACGACTCTTTCTACTGCGGCACGTACTCGATTAGCAGCCATAGTATCACATTATACCACCTTTTGGACAAGAAGCCCTGGACCATCCTTTACAGATCACCATACCGACAGCGACGGAGATAGTGAATATTATTTCGCCAATGGTTTGTATATAACAGGCGCAAGTGGAGCTAGTTTTAGTCTTGATCAGGCTGCTACTTATGCAACCGGCTACCTTCCCTGCTTCACCCTGCCGGAGACGCTGTACATCGACAAAGACGGCTTCGCCACGGAAAACCAGCCGCCGGAAGTGACTTCCGATGTGGGCGAGAGCGGCGTGGCACTGGGCGAGAAGAACGAACCGTTTACTCTGTCCTACACCGTGACCGACGGCGACGGAGCCCCCATGACCATCACCGAAAAGGTGAACGGCGTGGCGCTGGCCGTCCGCGAGAACGTGGCCTCCGGCACCGAACTCACAGTACAGTGCCTGAGCGAGAAAGCCCTGTTCCAGCAGATCCTCAACGGGGAGAACACATTGGTGCTGGAAGTGGACGACGGCAAGACCACGACAGAGTGGACCGCTACCTTTACCAAAAATGTGACAAGCGCCGTCCTCTCGCTGGCCCAGCCCCTGACGGCGGACGATACCATCACCGTGGCCGCGCTGACGCTGGAGGGCAGTTTCCCGGCAGACATGAGCTTGACCGTGGAGCTGACCAACAACGCACGGGACGATGCCCCCGTGTGGGAGAACTGCACCGACATCCAGAGCGGCGAGAGCCGGGCCTTTGCACACCACGCCTTTACCAACAAGACCGCCGCCCGGGGCTTTGCATTCAACTACAAAGTGACGATCACCCGGGGCGAGAGCGGCGTCGGCGGCAATATCACCATGATCGGAGGTGTGATCGGATGAGTCTTTGCAAGATGGATAAGAGCCTGAAAGAGCTCCACAGGAAGCTGGCAGAGGAGCAGAAGCTCAGGGAGCTGCCCGGCCTCGTGGCGGGGATCGAGGACGCCATGTGTGAGCAGGATGCGGAATCACAGGAGCGGCTGGCGACTATCGAGGACTCGCTGTGCGAGCTGGATGCCGCTATCAACAACAAGTAAGGAGGTAGCATATGGATAAAATCTGGGCAAACAGATTGATCGCCGGCACCAAGGAATGGGCAGAGATGCCCGCAAGCCGCCGCGCCGGAGTCAAGCGGGAACTTGGCAAGAGGGTTTCCGAGGGCGAAATCGCCCCTGAGCAATACAAGGAGATCACGGGGGAGGACTACTACAATGGATAAACTGCTGGAGCTGCTGGAAAAGCTGGTGCGGGTCATCTTTGGCCCGGGGGACAAGCAGGGCACCGGCGAGGCAACACCCGCACCCGCAGTCCCCAAGGCAGAGGCTGTGACCGGCTGGCAGGGCGGGCCTCTCTACCGCTTTGTGGACGTGAGCCGCTATCAGGGCCTCATCGACTGGGCGCAGGTGGCAGCGGCGGGCTACAAGGGGGCAATGCTCAAGACCGTGAGCACCAACCGCAAGCTCTCCAAGCGGGCAGACGGCCTGTATATCGACCCCACCTTTGAGTCCAACTACCGCAACGCCAAAGCTGCCGGGCTGGACGTGGGCGTCTACTACTACACCTACGCCACCAGCGAGGCGATGGCCGACGCAGAGCTTGCCCTGCTGCGGCAGGCGCTGCGGGGCAAGGAACTGACCCTGCCGGTGGCGGTGGACGTGGAGGAAAACAAGCTCAAGCCCATGAGCACCCTCGACCTCACCAACCTCACCGCCTACGCGCTGGAAAAGGTGGAGCGGATGGGCTTTTACGCCCAGCTCTACACCTACACCGGTTACAAGTATGAGCTGGACATGGCGAGGCTGTCCTCTCGGTGGGACATCTGGCTGGCCGACTACACCGGCAAGACGCCCAACGTGACGTTTAACTACAACGCCCACCAACACACCAGCAAGGGCAGCGTGCCGGGCATCAACGGGCCGGTGGACCTCGACGTCACGACCGTCAACTATCCGAAAATCATCCGCAAGAAGGGCCTGACCCGGCTTCGGGAGGGCAAATGAGCGAAGCAGTCATCGTAGCCATTATCACCGGCGGTCTGAGCCTGATCGGCGTGATCGTCTCCAACAACCACACCGCCCAGAGCATGGACGCCAAGCTGGACAAGCAGCAGGCGGTGACCGAAACCAAGCTGGAAGAGCTGACCCGGGAAGTCCGGACACACAACAATTTCGCCCAGCGCGTCCCGGTGCTTGAAGAACAGATGAAGGTGGCAAACCACCGCATTGCAGACCTCGAAAAAGAGAGAGGAGAGTAATACATGGCAACGATCAATAACATTTTGGGCGTTATCCCTGCCCCGGTGGCGGCAGTTCTGATGCTGGGTGGCGTGATCTTTTACGCCCTGGGCTGCATCCGACTGGGCTATGGCGCAGCGGTAAAGCCTCTGGTGCTTGACCTCATCGAGCGGGCAGAGCAGGAGATTCAGGGGACTAAACGCGGCGCAGAGCGCAAGGCGTGGGTCGTCAAGATGCTGCGGGCCGCCCTGAGTACCAGCAAATACGGCAGGCTCATCAGCTGGGCCATCACCGATGAGACCATCGGCGCGGTCATCCAGTTTTTCTTTGACCGCATGAAAGCGGCGCTGGAAAAGGAGTAAGGAGGTTATTATGGCAAGCACTACATACGCACAACAATGGCTGAAACAGGCTGTTTTTGTAAATGAGTTTAACTTTTTCAGCCTCAAAAGTCGAACTCGTCACCAGTTTGCCGTGCTTGGCACTATGGTGCGCAACGCCGGACAGCTCCCGCAGCCCTTCTGGCTCGGTGCTGCCTGTGGCGGCGGCTCGCGTAGTGCTGCCCGCTGCGCTGCGAGGACTTGACAGACAGCGGATGACCGCCGCCATCAAAAACGCACCGCTTGGGAGGGTAGACCGTAAGATAGCCTTACTGCGGTACGTTGAGCGGCTCCCGCTGCCGGACATTGCAGCACAGACACATTACAGCCGGACGGCGGTAGGCTACCGGCTGAAAGGCATTGACAAAATGCTGGATACGTTGTAAAATAATGTCAACGAAATCCGCCCGGCCTCTCGAAGAAGCGCATTAGGGCGGATATTTGTACAACTGACCAGTCTCCCGCGCGCCTACTTATAGTGCGTACCATGCGGGAGACGATTTTATACGAATTATGGCAAATAAAATATATCGCTTTTTGTCCCGTGTTTTGTTCGCTCTGATTATTTTTGGGGCGACAGCAAGCGTTCTAAAAGCCGTCATTTCGTTTTGACATAGTGCATTTATAGGCGTGGTTTTATCGGTATATGCGTCTTTGCATTATACGCCATACGATTTATGATTTGAAAGGCTACGGCCTTTGTAGAGAGCGGCATTGCCTGTGGACGGTTCCGCTCTTGATTTTAGACTTTGCCGTTTTGGCAGCACAAACCCCCCCGGTGTTCCGTTTGGAGCATCGGGGGATTTTTTATTTTTGGGGACATGGAAGCCCGGCAAGGCTCCATCCATTATAACTTTGTACCTGGCGTTTCCGGGAAGATACGCCACGCATGGAGGATGCAATCGCCCGGAAACCGCTCGATATTCGCATGGCGGCTATATCATGCGGCTCACCCCTGCAAATCAGCGATGGTAACGCCGCAAGCGGATGCGATCTTTTCGAGGGTAGACACTCTCGAGATTGCCTTTCCGGACTCTGCATGTTGAATGGTTGCAGTGGACAGCCCGGTTTTTTCTGCCAAGGCCCGGATGGTTAATCCTGCGCTTTCTCTGGCTGCTTTGATTTTGACGGCAGACACGCCAAGCGTCTTGTAATCGGGCGAGTTGTACCCAATCACGAACAACCCTTGCTGTTCCATCGGCAACGCTTTGAGTGCGTAGCTCTTTTCTACATCCTCAAGGTCAACATCCTTCAGGACGTAGGCGCATGCATTGTCAAGCTCCGGGGTCATCTTGTGGAGCTTGTGTGCCAGCGTAATTTTCATCATCACGCCGCGCACCGGGAACCGTGTCGCGTTGTCGAGGTCTGCCTGGTTTACGCGGTCGGGTGTGCAAGCCTCATCGAGCAGGCGGTAGAGCTTGCCGAGATTGCAGATGGTATTGTTTTCCATTTTGCCCTCCTAATTCACTTGTTCAGCATGTCCATCACGGCGTTGTAATGGCTTTCGTATTCTTCGCCAACAGCAAGTTCTTTTTCGACTTTTGCTTTCTGATAGGCCCGCTCTTCGCCGTAGATTTCGTTCTCGATCTCATCGGGGATTTCAATGAACGCTTTCTGCTTCTTGCCGTGAGCCACAACGAACACAACAAAGGCGTGGTGTACGTTCTCCGGCCAACGGCCGATCTGCTGCTTGTAGGCACCCGCCTTCATTTCCTGCCCATTCACCAGCAGGGAATTGATGGTGTACTGCCACTTATGGCAAGGGACTGTAACCTCGTTGCCTTCGTTCCAGAGGGTTTCTTCGGTGATGACCTTTTTGTCAATGTCGAGTTCGATTTTTGCGCCGCGGGCGGTATTCCAAGAGTATTTCATTTTTTGTCCCTCCATTTGTGTTTCCTTCTGACGCCATCATTATACCACAAAACTAATACAAGTGATACAGGCATAGTCACCAGACTTTGCCTTATTTTTTTGTCTATTTTGTATCAGTTGTATTAGTTTTGGCTAGGTCGCAATCAAACTCTAATCAAGATTTAATCAGGCGTTTTTGTCCTTCGTTATGCGTTCGTTGTCTCTTAACTCTCCTTAAAAAGGTAAACTGAGCGCAAAGGGAGGTAAGCGCCAATGTGGAACAAGTTCAGCCCGAACCCTCACGGGGGCAGCGTGGGTGATTGCGCCGTGCGCGCGGTAGCAGCAGCCACTGGGCAGAGCTGGGAGCAGGCCTACATTGGATTGGCGCTGACCGGCTTTGCTCTCGGCGATATGCCCAGCGCCAACCGCACATGGGGCGCATACCTCCAAAAGCACGGATTCAAGCGCCGCCTTGTCGAGGCGGACTGCACCACCTGTTACACGGTGGCAGATTTTGCCCGGGAGTATCCGCACGGCGTGTATGTACTGGGCTGCTCCGGCCATGTTCTGGCCGTGGTCAACGGCGACTGGCTGGACAGCTGGGACAGTGGCGCGGAATGCCCGATCTACTACTGGTACAAGGAGGACTAAACGATGCCGTACAATCCATATGGCTACCAAATGCCAAACTACTACGGACAGCCTATGCCTGACCAGCTCACGCAGCTGCGGCAGAATGCCGGGTATCAGGCGCCCATGATGAGCCAACCGACAGGTCAAAGCTCCCCAGCCACGCCTCCGATCATCTGGGTGCAGGGCGAAGAGGGCGCAAAAGCCTATATGGTCGCCGCAGGCAACAGCGTGCTCTTGATGGATAGCGAGAACAGCGCCTTTTACATCAAGAGCACGGACGCAAGCGGAATGCCGCTGCCGCTCAGGGCCTTTGATTACAAGGAGCGCACCACGGCAGCTAAGATGCCCGCTCAGGCCGTCCAACAGCCCGGCGGGGAGTTTGTCACCAGGGCAGAGTTTGACGCCCTGGCAGCCCGCTGTGCAGCGCTTGAAAAGCAGGAGCCCACAAAAACCAAAACGGAGGTCAAGTGATCATGGCAAATCCTCTTTTTAATGCACTGGGCGGCGGCAAAGCATCATCCATGCCCGGCCCTATGGGCCAGTTCGGCCAGATGATGCAGCAGTTCCAGCAGTTCAAGGCTAATTTTCAGGGCGATCCAAAGCAGGAGGTGCAAAAGCTCCTGCAATCCGGGCGGATGAGCCAAGACCAGCTCAACCAGCTTCAGGCAATGGCTCAGCAGTTCCAGCAGTTTTTACACTAAGTCGTAACCGTGGCCACGGTCGAGATACACTTTTTACCAAAAATTTTGAAAGGAGTACAAAATGTCTCTTTCTTCTGACAACATCGGCTTGACTATGCCGGTGCAGCCCGCCAATACCAACAACGGCAACGGCTTTGGCTTTGGCGGCGATGGTTCGTGGTGGATCATCGTGCTCTTCCTTTTCATCTTCTGCGGCTGGGGCGGTAACTGGGGCGGCAATCGCGCCGGTGCCGGCGCCGGCGTCGTGGATGGTTACATCCTGACCAGCGACTTCGCCAACATCGAACGCAAGATCGATGGCGTAAACAACGGTATGTGTGACGGTTTCTACCAGCAGGCACAGCTCATCAACGGCGTCCAGCAGACCGTGAGTAACGGCTTCATGTCCGCCGAGATCAGCCGTGCAAATCAGCAGGCGGCATTCATGCAGCAGCTCTTTGCGATGCAGATGCAGCAGCAGAACTGCTGCTGTGAGACCCGGTCTGCTATCCAGGGCGTCAACTACAATCTGGCTACCCAGTCCTGCGAGACCCGGAACACCGTGCAGAACGCGACCCGGGACATCGTAGACAACCAGAACCAGAACGCCCGGGCTATCCTGGACGCTCTCACAGCTCAGCGCATCGAGGCAAAGGACGCCAAGATCGCGGAGCAGAGCCAGCAGCTCTTTGCGGCTCAGCTTGCAGCTTCCCAGGCGGCGCAGAACGAGACCCTCAAGGCATACATGAGCGGTCAGCTGGCCTACTACAACCCGCGTCCCGTTCCTGCCTTCCCGGTTCCTGCGCCGTACCAGTACGGTAATTGTGGCACCGGATGCGGCTGTAACGGCTGCGCATAACCAAATAACGGCAACTGACTGCAAATTGTAGTCTGTTCAGCCCCTGAGCTGATTTTGCAAACCAGAGCGCCGGGGCAAAAGTCCCGGCGCTTTTATTTATGAAAGGAGCCGATAAAATGGCTGAATTTACGAATCCCAATATCGTGACGGTATCCGCCGGGGAAAATCTTCCCTTGACAGAGACTGCCGTAAAAGGCCCGGCCTGCATCGTCCATCGTGAGGGCGCGGGTATCGTGACCCTGCGCGGCCTGACAAACCAGTGCAAAGCCCGCTTCAAGGTGAGTTTTGGCGGAAACATTGCGGTGCCTACCGGCGGCACAGCCGGGGCTATCTCTGTAGCGCTGGCAATCGCTGGCGAGCCGCTGAACAGCGCAACGGCCATTGTTACCCCGGCGGCAGCAGGGAACTACTTTAATGTGTTCGCCGCCGCCTTTATCGAGGTTCCGCGCGGCTGCTGCGTGACTGTGGCAGTCGAGAACACCAGCACGCAGGCGATCGACATTGCAAACAGCAATCTCATCGTTGAGCGCGTGGCATAATGAGAGGAGAGCGCTATGAACATGAAACACCTTAACGCACTGAAAGATATGCTGTGCGAGGAACTGGAAGAAATTACCCGAAAAGGTGAACTGAGCGCCGGTGATCTGGACACCGCGCACAAGCTGACCGACACCATCAAGAATATCGACAAGATCCAGATGCTGGAGGACGGGGACTACAGCCGTACCGGCGAATGGGAAGCCGATATGCGCGGCACTCATGGCCAGGATGGCAGCTATGGCCGTGGCAACAGCTACGCCAATCGAGGCCGTCACTATGTTCGTGGACACTACTCCCGCACGGATGGCCGTGATCGCATGATCTCTGACATTGAGGACATGATGCAGGACGCCACCGGCGCAGAGCGAGACGCTTACAAACGCGCGGCAGACATTCTGCGCAACGCATAAGGGAGGAGGGCGGCAAGTATGGACATCGACGAGATCAACACCCATATCCACAAGCTGAAATGCGGATCGACGGACTGGCAGAGCGTGGAAAAACTTGCCGCCCTCTGCACCGTGAGGAATGAGCTGGAAGAAAAGCAGGCACCGGCAGAAATGCAGACTCAAGCGCTGCCTCCCGCGTCGTACCCGGCGGCATGCTCCACAAAAGCAAATCCGCAAAGCGAGTTCGTGGAAGCGGCCAGCGCCGCGCCCTTTGGAGGCTTGATGGAAGTGCTTGATGAGCACATGAGCGCCATAAAGCTTGCATACCCGAAAGAGTATGAGTTGGTCATGCAGAAGATAACCGCATTGTAAAACGACACAAAATGTGTTATTTTTACATACAGCCAAAACTTGAAAAATTGAATTTTTAAGTTTAATAAGCTAACGTAAGGCTAACAAACTTTGAATTTTTATCGATAAATGGTAAAATAAAACTGATTTGTAATCAGTGGGTTGCAGGTTCAACTCCTGTCACCAGCTCCAAAAATAAACGCACGAACGATTAAAACGAATCATCCGTGCGTTTTTCTTTTTGCTTGAAATGCCTTAAAATCTCCTGAATGAACGTGACAATCTAACAAACAATCTAACAAATCAATACTTCATCTTCCGCATTTCGCGCAACAGATAATCCGGGTCATTGTGGGAGACGTACTTGTTTGCTGTGGTGGAGAAATTTTTGTGACCCAAGATGGCTTGCACGGCAGTCTTTTCCAGGCCACACTCCACCATCTTGCTGCTGGCCGTGTGGCGCAGCGTATGCGGATGCACCCCCTCTATATGGCACTCCTGCATCAAGGCCCGAAACTTTGTAGCCACGTTGCGCTTGTCCAGCTTTGTACCGGCTTTGGACGGTATCAGCCACTCACAGCCGCTGTCAAGCATCCAAAAGGCAATGATTTTATAAATTGGGTCCAAAATAGGGATAATGCGGTTTTTGCCCGCCTCGGTCTTTTCGCCGCCCTGCATATACCGCTCTTTTAGATGCACATCGTCGCAGCGCATGGAGAGCAGCTCATCGATACGCATACCGGTGTAGAGCAGCACCATTGCGATTTGTGCTGTCTGCCCAAGCTTCGGGTCGTCTTGCCGGCTGCTGATCTGCTCGATCTCTTGAGCGGTCAAGGTTCGCTCTGCCTTGCCTGTAGCCGCCGGGAGCTGCAAGAGCATGGCATAGTTTTTGTTTATGATGTCCTGAGCCATTGCCCACTCGCAGATCTGGCTGAAAAGTGTGCGCTGCTTTTCGCAGGAGCTGCGGGAGAGGCCCTTTTCCACCATCTGGTCAATCACTTGTTGATAGTCTGCGGCTTTTAAGTCTCGGAGCTGTCGGTCATACAGCAGCGAAGCCTTTGCATAGGCCAGCTCATAACCCTTTTTCATGTCAGTGCCGAGCTTTTCAAATTTGGGCTGCGCTTTCCATTGGGCGTAGGCATCCGCAAAAGTGCATTTCAGACGCGCTGCGGGGGTGTTCTGGGCGTTGTAAGCGTCCAGTGCTTGTACTGCTTCACCCGGCGTCGCAAACGTCCCCAGAACGTCTCGCTTGGCTGTCAGGGCCACATACGGCTTTGACCTCGTCCCGCTCAACTTATATACACTGCCGCTGCCCTTTGGGCGGCGGCGCTTTTTTCTTTGCTGCGGGGCGGCTTCGGGCTGCTTCTTGCCGCAGTATGGGCAAAAAGATGCATCATCCGGTATTTCCCGACGGCAGCAGGCGCGAATACACCTCAACGCTCTTCACCTCGCTTTGCAGTATAGTCGGTCTCGCCGCTCTTCGCGGCCTCTTTTCCCGCCTGGTATGCCGACTGCAGAAGACTCACCGGAGGCTGGACTTCCCACGGGATCGGGTCTGTTCCTGTAGCCACGGCGAACCCGTAGTTGTCCAGTATTTGGCCGCAGACGGATACCTTGTTTTGCAAGGGAGTATGCAGGTTTGCGCACACCTCAGCAAACACCGCCGGTGGATAGCTGCCATGTCGGCCCAAAAGGATAAACAGCACCATCTCTTTTACAATTCGCGGCGCTGTGCGAAAGTATTCTGTAAGCGCCTCATCCAGCTCTTCGTCTGATTTGCGCTGTACGGGCTCTTTGTAAAGCTCTGGGTGCAGCATTTCTTGCATGGCGGGGAGCGGAGAAGTCCCGCAAGCCTCGAACCAGTCCATTATCTTGTCAGCTGGTGGGCTGGACGCTCCGCACTCCCAGCTCTGGATCGTAGCCTTTCCCTTGTTGATCCGGCGGGCCATGTCGACTTGGCTCAAGCCTGCCGCGACTCTGGCCCGCGCCAATGCGACACCAAGCTTTTCCGCAGTAAAGTAGCTCATCAATTATAACCTCACAAATTTCCATGCCATAAAAACAAAAAGTGACATGGGAAAAACCCATGCCACTCGACAGAGCGGAAGTCCTTCAAGTTTTCCCATAAAATGGTAAAATCTAAAACAAGTTGGACAAATTGAACAAAAACAGAGGTGAAATAAAATGGATTTCGAGCAAAGAAACGGCAAAGAAAACAAAATGACCATCATTGACGGGATGCCTGCCACCATTTTGACCGGCACGGCCCGAACACCTGAACCTTGGGAGGACTAAAGATGGACAAGATGAAGCTGTTTTGCACCCACATCCGCGCCGCGCTGGCCTGCTATGAGGATATGTCGCCCGAGGGGCAGGCCCGGGCTCGACTTTTTGTGATCCGCAAGTCCGGGGATCTCCGGCAGCTCAAGGCCGCAACAGACGCACCCGGAGGGGAGCTTGCCGCTGAACTGTTGCAAAAATTGCAACAACCTTGCAACCACGGATAATAACGTGCATATTTTGCACGTTGCTCGCGCAAAACGCGCGTATTTAGCAAAAAGTCAGCGTAAATTTCAACGATTCAGCGCAAATGCTAAATTTTTTGCGCATTTTTGCGCGATTAAATGTGCTTGACGAAATACAATCAACGGTTGTATAATGCGGTTGTGAAAAAGTTTACTGTTTCTTGCGATATATAACTTCAAGGCCGTAATCCGGATGATAAGACCAAGAGACCGTTACCTTGTCAAACTCTTCTAGTTGACGCCCATCGATGGCGCGAGTCTTCAACATTTCTTGATAAATCCAGTCCGGAAGGCCAAAAAATTTGTTGAACTTCTGGATTTCATTGAGTGCACTATCTTGAGACAGAGACCCGCCAGAGATGTTTGACGGATTTGTGTCGATCATGAGGTAAGACTCGTCATCGGCCAGCGTGACGGTCGTGTTTGTATAAAGATCGCTGAACAACTTGAAATTTGGTTCAACATTGTGGCTGTAGATGACCTCCCACAGGCAATCCTGAATCGAAGTATACTCTTTTTCTCCGTCAGATTTTTCCGCAACTCTTTCGGTGATCCAGATGATTGGCGTTCCATCATCAGCTGGAATCTGGACTTCGCCTTTAAGCGTAATGGCCTGATTCTCGAAAATTTCTCTGCAATATTCATACACGCCGTTTCTGACGGCGGCATACCATCGCTGCCCATCGTCAGAAACCACAGAAAAGCACTTAAAATCCCACTTGTTGCCTTTGTATGTGTCAAGGTATGTATAGTAGTAGTTGAAATCCGGGATTCCTGAGAACTCAATGTACGAGCCTTTTTTATATTGAGTCTCCGCCGCAAAGGCTGTCGTGGCAAAAGGGATGGACAACGCCGCAGCCAGCCCCAATGCAAGAAATATTCTTCTTTTCATGATTTATACCTCACATATACAAAAATAGGCAGCCAACCAGCCGCCGTAAAACTAAGTTATCAACGAACTTTGCCAAAGGAGGAAAATAAAGTGCAAGAAAATAGCACAAAATTGATGAAAGAAACCACAGAATGTGTTATACTTGAGAAAATCAAGCTTGCACTTTCCCTTGGTATCGACGTGGATAAACTTTTAGAGGAGGCCAAATATGCCGCGTGTTGAGTTTTTGCTCTGTCTGCTTCTCATTCCGGAAATAGTCATCGCAGCCATTCTGATCTGGGAGTTCTTCGACGCAAACAACTTTGCACTTTTTAAGAAAACGGTAAAGGTGAGCGATGTCCCCGTCAACCTGGCCCATGAAAGCAACAAGATGTTTCAAGTCGAGACAATCCATACCGGCGTGACCCTTGCAGACATCTGCGAGCTTTGTCCTAGATCCTTTTTCCGGGTGAAGGACGGAAAGGGAGGGTATATCCGTATCGACACGACAAAGGCAAAAGGCCAGAAACTGGAATACTACCGGACAGTGTACATCAAAAAGGTAAATGCCAAAAACTACGAGCTGGAAGCCGTAGACCCCTCGCTCCTTTGAGAGAGAAGAAGGGTTAAGAGAGCGGAGATGACCGCAATGGCAGCGCTTTGAAAGAACTGTCTGCGGCTGATTCTCTGCTTTCTTTGTTGTTCAAGGAAGTAGGTTCGCCCCTTAGCGGTCAGAATCATGCACGGCACCACGACAGCACCGTTGTCTTTCTGTTGGACTTTGCGCTGTATCTCGACAAGACCATCCGAAACCATCAGATCTGCAAGCACCGGGGCATCCGCTTTGAACTTTTCCGCAAAAACGGGAGTCGGAGTGTCCGGCGCTGTCGGGCACTTCTCGTAAATATTAAGAAGAAAATCGAGCGCTTCTTCTTCCCGCTTCAGGTCAACCATTTTTCTTCAGTTTCTCAGCTATCGCTGCATCCAGCATACTATTAAATAGCGTGCGCGTAGGTTCATCCAGCTGCATAAGCTTTTCTGCAAAAGACTTTGCCTGTTCATCCAGCCCATCACCCTCCGGGGTGCTGGGCTTTTCTTTTTGCTCTGGTTCTTCGCCAGTGAGTTCTTCAACTGTGACACCAAGAGCTTGTGCAATACTTGTCAATTTTTCATACGGTGGTGAACTAGGACGCTTTGCCCACTTTCCAATATATCCATTTGAAAAGTCTAGTTGCGCTTCCAACTTAGTGATTGAAGTCTTTTGTTCCTTGCACAAATCGCGTACGCGCTCTACGAATTTGGCATTATCCACAAAAAATCACCACCTATTTTTGCATAAAGATAGACGATAACCTATTGACTTGTAGACCATAGTCTAGTATAATACTAAGCACAGGGCAAACAAAACCAAAAGCCCCTGACAACATTATATCGGGCAAACGCTAGATTTTATTCACTTTGTACCTCGCAACTACATAGTAGCATATTTTCTAGTGATTTTCAAGCCCGGAAAGGAGAATTGCTAGTGAATGTTTCAAAAATCGACCAGTTTTGCAAGCTGCACGGGCTGAGTCGCACCGATTTGGAGGCGGCGGCAGGCCTGAGTAACGGCGCAATCGGGAAGTGGGAGCGCTCGATTTACGGCCCCAGCATTTCACAGCTGCTCAAGGTGGCGCACTATTTCCGGGTGCCGGTCACGGCGCTGATCGTAGACGAAGAGGCAAAAGCATGAGCAACCTTAAAGCCACAGCGTGGCGTAAGGATACAAACTTATTTTGGAGGTTACTATTATGAAAAAACTGCATGTGAAAGCTACGTTTATTGAGCCGGTGCTGGGCACATGGCCCGCAAACCCCAATGTGGCCCGCGAGTTTATCGCCAGCAAGTCGCCGGATGCTGCCACCATCGAGGATGAAGCAGCTCTTGGCCCCGATGCGGTAGCTGACAAGGGCATGACTGTTTTCCCGCGTGACCCGGACGGCAATCCGATCTTTTACGATTACCAGATTAAAGGCATGTTTAAGGATGCTTGCGGTATGCTCTCCCGCATCGGTGGCAAGACCGAAACTGGCAAGAAGAAGGCCGTGAACGAAAGCGGCAAGCTGACGGCCTACAAGAAGGTCATTGATGGGTTGATTTTCGTTCAGCCCCGCATGATTCCCATTCATGTGAACGGCGAGATTACCGAGTGCCAGCGCCCACTCCGCGCACAGACAGCGCAGGGCGAGCGCGTCAGTCTTACCAACAGCGAGCAGATTCCCGCTGGTTCGACCTGCGAGTTTGACGTAATCCTCCTTGACGACAGCCACGAAAAGGTTGTGCGTGAGTGGCTGGATTATGGCATCCTGCGCGGCATCGGCCAGTGGCGCAACAGCGGAAAGGGCCGCTTTACCTACATCGCTTATGAGGTGAAGGACTGAGCGCAACGGCATGGCATTGACGGCCCTGATTCGCGGAGGCAAGGCTGAGGTTCGATTGGCCGTGCGTCGCGACGCACGACAAAGGCGGTGCAGCTCGAGGCGTGGCAAAGGCTATGAGGTGAACTGCTGTGCAGTGGCAGCGTGTTGCGACCTACCGCATCGCAGCGGCACTGAGAAGCACAGACAGGCAAGGCGAAGGAAAAGCGGAGAAAAGCAGAGCGAGGGCATGGTACGGCGCCGTAGCGAATGGTAGAGCAAAGGAATGGCAGAGAAAAGCGCTGATGTGATTTGCGAAGGAAAAGCGGTGCACCGTGACGATTCGCTGTGGAAAGGTTTTGCTTCGGATGCATTGGCATGGCAGAGAGAAGAAATGCCGTGATTTGCGCAGCGATGGCATGGCAAAGAGCGGTCAGGCGTTGCGATGGCACAGCAAAGAGAAGACATTTTATTAAAAGGAGTGAACGATTTGAACGAATTACAGATTTTCAGCAACCCCGAGTTTGGCAGCATCCGCACGGTAGACCAGAACGGCGAGCCCTGGTTCGTGGGCAAGGACGTGGCGGCGGCGCTGGGCTACAGCGACACGTTCGGAGCGCTGAAAAAGCACGTTGACGAGCAAGACAAGCAAAACTGCCAAAACGACAGTTTTGAAACTCCGAGAGGAATGACCATCATCAACGAATCCGGCGTGTACAGCCTGATTTTTGGCAGCAAGCTGGAAGGCGCAGTGCGGTTCAAACGGTGGGTGACCAGCGAGGTGCTGCCTACCCTGCGCAAGACCGGCAGCTACATGATGCCCAAGCTCAGCAAGGAGATGCAGGCGCTGTTTATGCTGGACAACCGCACCCAGCGGCAAGAAGAGCGGCTCACGGCGCTAGAGAACACCATGACGGTGGATTACAACCAGCAGCGTGTGCTGCGCAAGGCCATCAGCCGGGCCGTCATCGCGGCGCTTGGCGGCGAGGACACCCCGGCCTACATCGACAACCACGTGCGCAGCAAGGTGTACAGCGAGTGCAACCACGATGTGCAGGACTGGTTCCGGGTAAACAGCGTGGGCAACATCCCCCGCAAGCGCTTTGACGAGGCGGTGGAGTATATCCAGCGCTGGAAGCCCAGCACCAACACCGTGATGTTGATCCAGCAGACCAACGGCCAGACCAGTTTGTTTGCCGCAGCTGCTGCCCAAAGGAACACCACCACCTCCGGGAAGCTTGTTAAGGAGGTATAAGCATGAATGAGAAGATCATCGCCTACAAGGCCATGGACAAAAATATGCAGTGCCGTGGCAAGCAGTACGAGGTGGGCAAGACCTACCACGAGGACAAGGCGGACTGCTGCCACGCTGGTATGCACGCCTGCGAGAACCCGCTGGATGTGCTGCACTACTACCCGTTGAAGGATGGCCCGCGCTTTTTTGAGGTCGAGTGCGGCGGGAACGTGGATAAAAGCGAAGAGGACAGCAAACTGGCTTGCACTGAGCTGACGGTAAAAGGTGAGCTGAATTTTGCAGGGCTGGTAAAAGCTACGGTGAATGCCGTTTTTAATCGGGTGAAGGGCAAAGAACCTTTTTCGAGCGGCTATTACAGTACGGCTGGTTCGAGCGGCTATTACAGTACGGCTGGT